CCTGCCACTCTTTCAGGGAATATACCTCGGCATTGTTTGGGTACTCGGTATAGCCGCTGAAGGAGCGCTTTTCTTCGTCATTGGTGCGGCTGCCCCACAGCCAGCACGGCATACCGAACTTCCAGCCGTGTATCGTGTGCTTGATGCTGACGGCCACGAGATTTCTTTCATCCATTTTGCACCGTTCCTCCTGTTGTGCTGGTGTGGTGGTTTTGCAGCTTCGGACAAACCGTGCATTGACCGCTGCAATATTCCCATCCTCCGCCGCAGGGGCGCATTCCCATTGGAAGCGTTGTTCCAGCGTTTTCGGTAATGGGCGGTACGGGCGGTACTCGCAGACGAAACAGCGTTTCGATGCGCTGCCCATTTTTCGGCGGACTGTTCCATGACGCAGTACGGGCAAGCTCAAAATGCTTCATGCATTCTGCGAACGTCAGCCCAAGCGCCCTCTCGACCAATTCGCTGTCCACCCATTCCCCAAATAGAAGCCGACGCATCGTGTCATTGTCCTCACGCATGATCTTTTCGACGTTGTTTGGTTCAGGTATCATCACGGGTTTCCTTTCTTTTGATTTTTTGTGCCGTGCTCCGGTATTTCTGCGGGAGAGGGAACACGGTTATGAGTACGTCGTTATTGAAAATGTATACGTTGTTGCAGTAGATGCGGATGTTGTTGGCGGTCTTCTGCTTCCAATACAGGGCGGTTATGTAGCGGTTCAGGCTGCCTTTTGTTTCGCAGTGGCGGATGCCGTTTTCGAGCGCTTTCTGCGCGTTCTTTTCGGCGGAGCGCTTCGGGAGACCGACGCGCTCCTTTGTCCGCTGCACGGCGTGGTCCGTCAGGTGGCACATTCCGCAGCCGCTTTCTCTTCCGCCTCGATCATCCAATCGAGATATACCGCCGCTTTGCGCAGATCCTCCGTGCCGTTCTTGAGCCGGTAACGCCACAGATACTTGATGACGTTTCCTTTGCAGTAGTCGGCGAACTCCTTGTCGCCGAGGCTTGCGCGGATCGCGTCGATGCACTCGATGCCTCCCTGCGTGTAGTGCTCCGGGTGGCTGACAACATTGTTTTTCTGCTGGGTCTTTGCGTTGGGCGGAAGCTGCGGGGCGTCGCACATAAGCTTCACGGCTCTGTCGTCCCAATACTCTGTGGCTCCGACCTTGCGCGGGTCGTTTCCCCAGAGCTTTTTCATGGTCTCCGTGTTGTCGTTTACAGCGTCAAAGGTCAGACCAACATTTTCACACGCTTCGAGGGCGGCGGTCAGGTGTCCGCCTTCGCGCGTCGTCCAGAGAATCAGTTCCGCGCCCTCTTCTTTGGCGGTTCTGGCGGCGTTGATCGTCGGCCAGATGGGCTTTTTGATATCCGGCCAGTCGGTTTCAAACAGGGTGTTGTCGAAATCTACCGCTATGGTGCGCGGCATTTTGGGCTCACTCATTTGTTGTATCCTCCAATACTTCGTTTTCCGGGAAAAATCCCGATTCGTCTATGCCGTCCACGGATTCCGGGACTTCTATGGCTTCTTCTGTGCTGCGTTCGGCGTCTGTTTCGGCAGTCGTTTTGGGACGGGAGAAGAAAACATGCTCGACATGGAGATACTGCTCCGATCGGAGACGCGACCCATCCGCGCGCTTCTGGCAGCGGCTGCGGAGACTTCCCTGCACAATGATCTCCTGCCCCGGCTGGACGGAGGACAGCACGAGCTCCGCTACGCGCCCCTTTGCCCGGCACTGGATGAAGTCTGTATACAAAACGCCCATGTACCGGCGGTTGCGCGGAATCGCCAGGTCGAATGTCACATAGTCCCGGCCGTCGATGTCGAGTTTTTCTTTCGGCAGGGAACAGAGCCGCCCCTGCAGAACATACTGGTTCAGCATGGGGAGCCCTCCCGGATGTGTACGGTCGTTTCGACCTCCCAGTCGTGCTCGTCCTTGAGCGCCTGCTTCACTTCGGCAAGGCGCAGGTTGCCGGAAACGACGCTCTCGTTGATGGAGGCGAAGCGCCGGGAGAGAATGTGGAGAAATTCATCCGAGACGCCCATGTCGTCCACCAGACACCACGCCATCATGGTGAGGATGTAGTCGGTCGTGTCGTCAAACGTTTTTTTGCAGGCGCGCCGGACATCCGCCTCCGTACAGAGCACTTTATTCGGATTGGTTTTCTTCGACTTCCGGCTCATTCTTTTCCTCCTCCCAGATGATTACCTGATGTTCGCCGAGTACACGGCGGAGCGGCAGTTTGGCACCACTCAAAAGAACCATCGCATTAAGCGATGTATCGTCCGCCATGAAGCTGTCCGCCACGCACACGCCGTCCGTTGCGATGCCTTTGCGTGTGTCAACGATAACCGGCTGTCCTTCCTTGAGCTTCCGCCCGTTCGGTACAGAAAAAAGATACGGACCATTGCCGCTGGTCAGGTGCTTTACGAGCACGACATTGTGCAAAACTTTTTCTTCCATGTTGTTTACCTTCCTTCAAAAAAGTATTTATTCGGGGATTTCCCCGGTGATGCGCCTGGTGGCTACGGCGTAGTATTCGGCCGAGAGCTCGATCCCGATGAATTTTCGGCCTGTGCGGAGAGCGGCTACGCCGGTTGAGCCGCTGCCCATGCAGAAATCCAGCACCGTATCGCCCGGACGTGTGTATGTTTTTATAAGATATTCGAGCAGGGCCACGGGCTTCTGCGTCGGGTGAAACGCTGCCCGCTGCTTGTCGCTTTTGAAGCGGAGCACCTGTGTCGGGTAGCGCTCGGTGCTGTCGTAGGACGTAGCTCCATAGGTTCCGTAGACCTCCCCTTTTCGGCAATTCCGCTTGCTGTACGCCGAGCTCACCTTTCGGGTATGGCCGGATGTCTTCTGCGGGATATACAGCGGTGGGGAACGATAGAACACCGCAATGTTTTCCACATCTCGCAGCGGCTGCCGTCTGGCGTTCAGAAAGCCGGTAGGGGACGTTTTCTGCCACACCCAGTCGTACCGGTATTCCTTCGGGTTCGAGAGGCGCAGAGCGCTTCCAAACGGCTCACCGCCGAATAGGAGAATGGCGCCGTCTTTCTTCACGACTCGATGCAGTTCGTCCCAGAGCGGGGCGAATGGTATGGGGCTGTCCCATTTGCAGCGCGTCGTGCCGTAGGGCGGATCCGCAAGGACCATATCCACGCTTCCGGCGGGAAGCTCCTTTAGCTTTGCTATGCAGTCACCGAAAAATAAAAGTTCCTTATTCTCCATGCCCGTACCACCCCATAAAGCCCGCCACCAGCTGAAGAAACTGGCGGATGTGTTTTTGCAATTCCTCATCCTCCGGGCCACGGTCGTTCCGGTCATCGTTCAAAAACAAGAAGCACTGAACCGAAGTTACCCGGTCTTTTCCTCCCGGCATGATCGCAGACATCCGAAGCGCAGCCATTACCGCGCGCTCCTCTCGCCGGGAAAGGAATACGAGATCGCCCCATGTCGCTTGCCCGAACCGGACGGCAATGTCTCTCGCGCGTTCCAAAGTTTTATCCATCGTATCTATCTCCTTTGCCGCAGCTCGTCCTCCCGCGGCTCTGGCTTTAGTGTAACGCGCGCGCAAAAGTGCATTTTCCGTAATTATGTACGTTTCTTTCTTTACACCCTATATGGCAATCAGGCGGGCATTTCGCAACCGACGGGGAAATAAAAAATGCGCAAAGACTCAAATGAATCTTTGCGCATTGCTGCGTTTGGTTTCTGTTTAATTCCGGTTACTGTGTACCATCGTTATATACGACGATATCGTCGATCTTCAGCTTGGCCAAGTGGATGATCCCGTCTTTTATGGTACAGGTAATATTCCATTTTGACCGGACGGTCGCGCCATAAAGGTTTTCGGCATCGAAATAACCTTCACCTTTCCATATATTAAAGCCAACGTCTTTTATTGTGCAGTCGCGGAAGAGGCACATTTCCATTGTGGACGGGCAGTTTAGATACTTTGGTATTGTCTCTTCTGCCATCAGATAAACGGCCCACTTCGCGTCTTCTTCGCTGACACCGGAATTGGATTGACTGCTTGGTGTGGGGGCTGGCGTTGAACCCGATTGCGGCACCACTGTCGGGTCAGGCTCCCGGCGGCTCCAGTACCCGCTTGCATAGTCATTTCCGGAGTTGTCGATTATTTCCAGCGGCGAAACCTGCGTCGGCTTTTCGCTGCGAGAGGACTCCGCAGATGGAAGTGTGCGAAGGTATAAAAACCGATATATTTCATCATATTCCGACTCCGTAAGCGCGCAATCCATAACAATCGTTACATCTGCTTGCTTCTCCCATGTCGAGGAGAAATCTCGCACATTGTTTATAATAACTTTTTTGATTGGGATACTGGGAAACGCCGCGCTAAAAATATCCGTTATGTTTGATCGTATCGCTGCCTTTTCAGACCTTGGAAGAATTACGAGTGTAATGAAAAAAAACAGAGCGATTATGGCCGCCAGAATAATCAGCAGGAGTTTCAGCGGAGTTTTTGATACAACAGGCAGATTTCCTTTCGGCACCGTCGCTTCTGCTTTCTCCTCTGGTTCCGGCATTTTCTCCCCGCAGACAGAACAGAAGCGCGCTTCGTCTTCCATTTCGTGGCCGCATAGTGGACATTTCTTCATTTTGATTTCCTCCCGAATTTTTTAGAGGCGTGCTGAAGCTGTTTTGCGCTCCCTGCGGGGTTGACCGCAGGGGGCGCCTGTGCGTTCTGGGGGTATTGTGTCAGTCTTCGTAGGGCTGCGTCATGTCCACGGTGAAGGTGAAGCCCTCCGCGCCGATCTCCGTCTTGTCGGCAGAGAATCCGGCGTTGTGGAGGTAATGGACGGCGATCTTGTTGATCTCGGACGGGATGGGGAGAGTCAGGCGGACGGTGTTGAGGTCTGTTTCTTCGCTCTCCGCTACGCGCACGAGCGCGCCGGGGATCTGCTTGGAGGCGGACGTTGCGTACTTGATGACGCGCTGGAAGCGGGGCTCGTTGATGGAATAATTGGCGTTGGATTCAGACATGATTTTATTTCCTTTCTTTTCGCAAATTTATTTGCAGATTTGTTTGCAGAGTTTTATGTTGTTTGTGAATATTATAGATTAGCTGCGCGCTGCGCGCAAGGGGAGTCAGTCGAGATATTTTGAGGCGGCGTCCATCGGAGAGCCCCCGGAGGGCTTTGCGTGGCGCTTGGAACGGACGGCCTCGGGAGCGGCGATGCACCCGCCGAGCCACGCGGCGCAGAAGATCACAAGACCGGAAACGACGGTCCACCAGATGATCGAGTTCATATCCAGCGCAAAGCCGATGAGCATCACGGCTGTCTGAACGACCTGACCGAACAGGAACATGAGAAGAAGTCTTACTGCTTTTGTACTCATTTTCTTTTGCCCTCCTTGAGCGTGACGACGGTGAAGCTTTGCGACGACTTTGCCCCGTTGCGCAGCTGTGTGCGGACGATGTACTCGGCATCTCCGGTGTAGACGTATACACGGGCGCGGGTTTTGTCTCCGGTATACTTCGCTTTGGGGACCGACGTTTCCAGATACTCGACGGTCGATCCGTCGTGCCGATCTGTGGTTCTTTTGATGATGCAGGGTGCTCGCATTGGTGGGTTCCTCCTGTATATTTATTTTAGGGTCGCATTGATGAAACGCTGCTCAAAGGTCAGCTCCGGCATATACGCCGTGCCGTATGGGCGCGATGGCAGCGCGAGGGAACGGGCAAGCCGGGCTTCCCATGCGGGGAGCGTGCGGAGACGCGGAAGCTCTACCGTCTGCGCGAGCCGGATAAAGTCCCGGCACATTTCTGCGTAGAGTTCATGGTCGTTCGGAAACAATCTTTCTACTGCATCCAAGTAGTAATAACAGGCGGCGAGAGCGTCCGGCAGGAGACGCAAATCTTCAGGAGCGCGGCCATCATAAATACAGTCCTCCGCGTAGTTAACGCACGCCTTGATGTATGTCCGCGCCTGCTCTCTGGAAGCCCCAGAACGCCGTGAGAGAGACTTTCCATTCCAACGCTGTATATGTACCGGCCAAGAGGTTTCCGGCACGTTCTGCGCAAATTCTGCACATTTCATGTTGAACGCAAGGTCTTCGCTCATGCGCAGATCGTTTGGGAATGTGATGTCGTGCGCGGTCAGGAAGTCGTAGTGGTACATTCGCCCGTGCAGCCATGTGAGCTGTTCGCGCCCGACGACTTCGTAGCAGCCGCGCTCGCTCTCGCGCAGGGTTTTCCCGATGACAAAGTCGGGATTTTCCGGTATGGCCTGCTGCATGGTGGCGATGGCGTGTGGGAGGAGAAGATCGTCTGCATCGAGGAACATAAGCCAATCGAAAGACGATATCGCTATTCCGTAAGCCCGCGCTGCGCCGGGGCCTTTGTTGTCGTCGAGTGTGGCATGGCGGAGCCATGGGCGAGAGTCTGCGGCTTCCTCTACGACAGATTCCAGTTTTTCGTCCGCCCCGTCAATCACGACGGTAGCCCTGAAGTCCTTGCAGATCTGAAGATCAAGGCTCTTGATGGTGTCGCCGATGGTGTCGGCGCAGTTGTGCGCGGGGATAATGATGTCGATGGTCTCTGTTTTCATTTTCCGCCTCCTTTGCGGTCTTTGCCTGACACTTACTATGTCATGTGTAGGAATTAACTGGGTGGACAGGAGCTTATGCAGGGAGCGAAAGAAAATCGCTGGACGCTGCATCCGTGAGGTATAGTCCTGGGTTCTCCATGAGTTTTTCGTAGGCATCCTCGCCCTGAAAATCATCAATGACGGCGGCCTCTTCCGGTGTCATGTCTTTGTAGCGCTTCCTGCCGTAGCAGGGCGGCAGCCAGTTTTTCTTCTGCGCGGCAAAGATATTCAGCCGGTCGATGATGCGCTGTGCTTCCGGGCGAAACTGAATATGGCAAGTGCCTTTCTTATAGAATTTTGCTTTGAAATAGGTGGTTTCTACGACAGTATCACCACACTTGACGGCGTAGTCGATGAAGTTCTGCAGATTTTTCCGGTCGGTAGTTTCTCCCCGGTCCAGATAGTTCATGGCACGCTCCAAGTCGGAAAGTTGCGTGCTGATATAGTAGGAATTAAGCTTATCTTTCGTCCATGAATACGAGCCGCCAAAACCATTGATCGGCAAAATGGCTTTCATCCCGACCTTGTGCGCCTTGTTGGTCGCCCAGCCGTTAAAGTAGTGAATGTTCTTATTGTTTTCCTCCCGGATCCACGCATACTTTCCGGAGAGCGTTTCAAAAAGGTCGAGAATGCTATCTTCCACATTGGCGGAGAGCTGGGCGCGAATGTCGAAGAACACCTGCTGCAGGTTGTACAGGTTGAAATCGTAGTGCTTTAGGTCGCTGATCTTTTCGCTGTACTGCTTCTGCATTGCGGAGGTCATACGGCTTGTCAGCTCTTCACGGGAGAGAAAAGCGTTCCAGTATTTATACCGCAGCTTCTCAAGATAGCGGTTGATGCTTCCAGACGGAGCCCCTTCGCCCACCTCACGCTCGCCGACAGACAGAGAAATGAGCGGCTTGTCATAGTTTTTGTCTCCGGCCATTAAATAGGGACGCATGGCAGCATATTCCCGCAGGAGGGCGATACCGGCCTTCGCTTCAAATTCGTATCCGTGGATAAGGTTTTCCATCCAGTTCGCAGAGGCAATGGAAGCGGCTTCTCCCGGCTCGATTTCTGCGGTGCTTTCGGCGCGCTTCAAGTAGCTGATGATATTCGAGCGCATGGCCGGAGCGGAGATGTTTACATGGATAATGGCTACTTCCACGTCGGATTTTCTGGCGGCTTTCTGGAAAGCACCCTGCACATATTCCACATGGGCGTGGTATTCTTCCAGCTTCTGGAGCAGGGCTTTGCGGCGGTTTGTATATGGATTTTTCAGCGTTTCCGCGTTGAGAAGACAGAGGACCTGACCGCCGCCGGATTGAATGTCCAGTGCTCGGAGGAGGTGTGCATCGCCGTTGGAGAACGGCGGGTTCATGAGGATCAGATCGTAATGTTTGTGCGTGTGGAATTGCAGGAAGTCGTCGCCGATGACACGGAAACCGGCACCCTTCAAAAGCCCCCGCAGATTTTGGTCTGCTTCGATCACGTCGGCCAGCTCGAAAATGTCTTCGTCTTTGCCGTAACGCTGGGCGGCGTTGTATTTCTGCAAGGCATACAGCAGATCACCTTTTCCGGCGGACGGTT